CGGTAGTTACACAAGGCACGGGTTGTTTTCCCCAGAACTCACTTCTTTTATTAAATATTATGGTCAAATTTAGTAATAAGACAGGTTACTCTCTATCTGTCAGTGAATTAGTCCAAGAGACTTACTCATATGGCTATACTGATCCTGTTTTGTTTAATTCATTAATTACAAAACTAACGAGGTTCTATGAGCAAACACAAAATCATAAGAAAATTAATCGACGTATTAAAGAAAGTTACGCGGTACCTAGAGGCACAAAACGTGTATCCCCCGATCTTAGATTTAAGTCCGGATTTTCAAGACCCCGAATCGACAAAGAGCTCGAAAGGGAAATCCGAAAGTATGGTGCGCACACTTTACCGTCTACTATCAAGATGCCTGAATACAGACAGGTGTATAAATCAGACGTCGACTGTTTACAACGCTATTCGAAAATTAATAAAAATATTAAAAGATCTCATTTGAGACAGGTAGTTATTGCCGGAGTAAACGCTGCTCGGCATATGGATCTTATTGGTCGTAGAGGTGACTCATTATGTCAACCACTTAACACAATAGAATCTGTTGAATCAATTGCTAAGAACACAAATTCTGGTTATCCCTTTTTCAAGAAAAAGAATGACCCCACGGTTATTAAAGATACTAAACGTTGGCTTGACGGAATTCTTAATGAATGTACTTCATTCAGATTATTTAAGAATTCTCTCATGATGAATCCGGAAGTAATATTCAATAGGTTTCAACCTACTTTGTCGGACAATTTGAAAACATTAGATTTCAAAATCCGCCAAGTATGGTGTGTCCCATTCAGAATTGTAGCTTTAGAAAATTTATTCTTTAACGGATTATTGGAAAGACACAAGTCTAGACAATTTAGTTTTGATAAACCTGTTGTTACAGCTGGACTTAACAACAAGTCAATATCCGTTAAGTGTGTTAAAAGGCTACGTAACTGCCTAGGATCTAGAAACAGAGGCTCGAGGCAAATGTACTCTCTAGATTATTCTAAATTCGATAGCACCATACCAGATTTCGCGATAGATTTATTCTTCTCTATTTGCCGTCGTCAGATTAACCTCAGTCCTAAACAGTCTAAAGTATATGAATTACTTAGGTTCTACACTAAACGTAGTCCTTATATTTATTCTGATGGATATGGATTTCAGCAGAGAGGCATTAGCTCAGGTTCGCTGATAACAAGTACCTTTGATTCATGGTGGAATCTTACTCTTTGGTATCTTGCTAGAGCAGCCTCTCATCAACTAGGAGATAATATTGATTCTGTAGGCGAAAAGGGCGCTGACGTTCTTGATCATTTATCTCGTCCCAATGTTAGAGGATCTCACTATATACCCTTCTGGGATATCGTAGTTTGTGGTGATGATGTTTTGTGTGTTACAGAACCATCCGTCGTCCAATGTCACAAACTTATTTGTGAGTATTTAGGTATGAAATGTGAAGTTTTCATGAGAACAGAGGATATTGAACATAACATATTCTTTCTTGGTAGATATTGGGATAAATTCAATAGACCTTACCAGTCTGATGAATATATAACATCTCACATTATTAGTAGAACCAAATGGTACAAGAAAGACGAAACAGACTTTGACATTTCTAAATATTTAGATGTATATCGCATCTTATCTATTTGTTGCCCATTACATAACGGAAAACGTTATATTAACAGGTATCTAAAAGATTACAAGCCATTAAATGACTTTCTTTTAGACAAGAATGAATTCGGTTACCTTCTCCTCAAAGATTGGCACAGTGAGAGTAACTC